GCTCTCCCGTAAGCTGGCTGTCTGCAATGTGCGGCAGCCAGACGGGAGCATCCGGCAGCAGATACGCTATGTGCCAAGTAAGTTTGAGGTCTTTGCCGTCTACGAGCCGAAGCGCCGCATGGTACACGCCCCCGCATTTGTGGACAAGGTGGTGCTGCACGCTCTGGTCGATAACATCCTGTATGATGCCCTGACAAAGAGCTTTATCCGGGACAGCCACGCCAGCCAGACCGGAAAAGGCACAGACGACGGCCTGATGCGCCTGAAAACCCACATGGTGGACTATTACCGCCGTGAGGGCCACGGCGCGGACGGCTGGGTGCTGAAAGGCGACGTGCGGCATTTCTTCGCCAGCATCGACCACCGGAAGCTAAAACGCAAGCTCAAAGCCGTGCTGGACAAGCGCGGCGTTGACCCGCGTGTCTATGAGCTGCTTTGCATCTACATCGACGTGATGGAGGACGGCTTGCCGCTGGGCTACCAGACGAGCCAGCTTTTCGCCCTCATGTTTTTGGACGAGTTCGACCACATCATCAAAGAAAAGTACCGCATCAAATACTATGGCCGATACATGGATGATTTCTACATCATCTGTTCGGACAAGAAGAAATTGCAGTGCATTCTCCGGGATGTTCGGGCGCTTATGGACAGTTGCGGCCTTGAACTGAACCAGAAAACCGCCATTTTCCCGCTGCGGAACGGTATTGATTTTCTGGGATTCCATAGCTACCTGACCGACACCGGCGCGGTCATCCAAAAGCTGCGCCGGGATAGCTCCAAGCGGATGAAGAACAAGATCAGATATTGGGAGACGGCATACCCCGCAGGCGAAGTGACCAAGCAGGAAATCCTGCGGAGCTTTGATGCGTGGGATGCCCATGCCGCCCATGGTGATACTTACTCTTTACGCCGCAAGTACGCTGACCGGCTCGAAAAATTGCTTGACTGTAAAATCCCTATCCATCGAAAAATCAACTCGAACAAACTCGCGCGTGACAGACGGCGGGCGAGGCAATGCCGCTGCATCTACAAGAAGCAGCACAAAGCCCTGTCCCTCTCTGTATCGCAGAACACGCGGCCTGCGGAGATCATGCCGTGGGCCTGAACGAAAACAAGGAGGTAACAATGGCAAACGTAAAACTGGGCGCAAAAGCTGTTGGCAGCATTGTCAAAATCAAGGTCAACGGCGCGTCCAAAGATTTTATTGTCGTGCAGCAGGGCAATCCGAATACCAGCACCTATGATTCGAGTTGCGCCGGAACGTGGCTGCTGATGAAGGACATCTACACAACGTCCACGTTCGGCAACAATAACTCCTACAAGGATTCCAGCATCCACACATACCTGAACGGAACATTCTACAACCTCATCGACAGCAACATCCGGGCAGCTATTAAGCAGGTGAAAATCCCGTACCAGAACGGCACTGGTTCCGGCGGCAGCCTTGCCACCGGCTCCAATGGCCTGAGCACGAAAGTATTCCTGCTGTCTGGTTATGAGGTTGGCTGGACGACCAGCGACAACGGCTATTTCCCGAAGGACGGTGTGAGGCTGGCATACTTTGGCAACAGCTCCAGCGGTAACAGCAAGCGTATTGCATACAATGGCAGCTCCGCTGCCATTTGGTGGCTGCGCTCTCCGGGCACCTACAGTGGCAGCAGCGTCTGGTACGTCTACACCGATGGCTCCAGCGGCAGCTACTGGTACTTCAACTCCTATGGTGTTCGCCCCGCTTTCATTCTTCCCTCTACACTCGTGGTCTCTGACGATGGCACGGTCAGTGTCAACACTGCACCTACCGTCAGCACGGACGGCGCAGCTTTGGGGCGGAAGAACGCGGCCTTTGCGTGGAAGTACACCGTCAGGGATGCCGACGGCGACACCTTGACCGTCACCGAAAAGCTGGACGGCAAGACCACCAAGACCCGCACCGGCGTTGCCAGCGGCACGGCCCTGACCTTTGAGCAGACGGCCAGCGCTGCCGGATTCCAGAAAATCCTGAACGGCAACCACACCATCACCGTTGAGGTGAGCGACGGCAAGGAAACCGTCAGCACGTCCGCGACCTTTACCAAGGCCGTCCACGCCGCAAGCGTGACGCTGGCTGAACCGTTGGCCGTTGAGGGCGACATTACTGTTGCCGTGCTTCAGGTGACCGGCTCCATCCCCGATGATGCGAAGTTCAAAGCCGAAGTGACCAACAACGCACTCGACAGCTCCCCGGTCTGGCAGGATGCCACGACCGAGGTAAAAAAAGGCGTGAACATCGTCTTTGAGAATAAGACCGCCACCAACGGCGCGGCGTTTAACTTCCGCGTCAGCGTGGAGCGCGGCGAATCCGGCGAGGGCGGCTACATCGAAGCCGTCTCCGGCGCATTCCAGTAAGGAGGTATAAAAATGGCACTGAACTGGACGAAACACGATCTGCCCACCCGGCAGGAGAAGGAAGCCGCAGCCAAGAAGCAGCAGGAGCACGAACAGTTGCCCGACCGTGTGGCTGAAATGGAAGATGCCCTGTGCGAACAGGACGCGGCCAACGAGAAGCGCTTGACCGACATCGAAACCGCGCTGTGTGAGCTGGACGCAGCGCTGAACAAGGAATAAGGAGGTATCACCATGAACATTATCTGGGCAAACCGCCTGATTGCAGGCACTAAGACTTGGGCAGAGATGCCCGCATCCCGACGCGCCGGTGTCAAGAAAGTTCTGGCCGAGCGCATAAACAAGGGCGAGATCACCGCAGACGACTACAAGGACATCACGGGCGAAGACTATGCAGCATAAAAGCTGGCCCGATCTGTGCGAAAGCCTGCTGACCCGGCTGGAAACCAGTGGTGCGGACACGACCGCAGAGCGCGGCGAATTTGCCGTGCTGGTGGCTGAGTGCGGGTCGAGCGGCTGCAAAATGGCATTGAGCCAGAAAGGAGAAAACGACAATGGCGATTAAAGCCTATTCACTGGCAAAGGATGGTAACAAGAAACTGTCCGCAAATTTTGCCGTGAAAGAGTTTCGCTGCAAGGATGGGACTGACCCCATCTTTATTGATGATGTGTTGGTGAAACTGTTGCAGAACATCCGGAATCACTTTGGAAAGGCTGTTACGATCACCAGCGCATATCGCACTGCCGCCCATAACAAGGCGGTCAAGGGCGCAACGTACAGTCAGCATTGCTACGGTATGGCGGCAGATATTCGGATTCAGGGCGTGGACGTGGAAACGCTCGCGACCTACGCCGAAACGCTGCTGAAAAACACCGGCGGCATCGGACGTTACCCGGTAAAAACTGGTCGTCCTGCTGGCTGGGTACACATCGACACCCGTGCGGTAAAGAGCCGTTGGGTGGGTTAAGAGTAGGAGGAAAACAAAATGGAGAACATTCTGAAAGTTTTTCTGATGGCATTCCCTGAATGGCTGGCCTGTATCTTCATGATGGTCGGCCTTGTGGTCACGGCGCTGGCGGCGGTACGTCTGGGCTACGGCCTTGTGGTCGCAAAGACTGTGTACAAGTGGATCGTCAACGCAGAGGAAAAGTTCGGCAGTGGCGCGGGTGCAGAAAAGAAAGCCCATGTCATTGCCGTACTGCGTGGGTACACCCCGGACTGGCTGGACTGGGCAATCAATGAGCGGACGCTGGATTGGATCGTGCAACTTGTGTTCGACTTTACCAAGAAGAAGCTCGAAGATTACATGGCAAAGAAATCTGCAGAAACCACTACTGTGGCCCATTTCGGTAACGTGGGGGAGAACAAGCGTAATGACTGACGAGGAACTGGAACATCGCCTGACAGCGGTCGAAAACCGTGCACAGAGCAACACCCACCGGCTGGACGAGCTGGGGAAGCTGACCGATGCAGTAAACGGCATGAACACCAATATCAAGTTGACCATCCAGCAACTCGAAACCACAAACCGGAGCCTTGAAGTTGTGACGGCACAGAACAAGAAGCAGGACGACCGCTTGACCGCGCTGGAAAAAGCCCCCGGAGTATTTGGAAACAAACTCTGGTGGGCAGTCATTGCGGCAGTGATCGCAGGCTTTGTTGCATCTGAATTGGCAAGGTATCTCCACTAAGTAAAGCAATGCCCCGCTGGCATCCTGACGGATTGCTGGCGGGGCATTTTTTGTTTGTCTGGGAGTTTTGCACAAAGGAAATGTGCAAAGTGTGGAAAGTTTGCGAATTGACAACGGTACACCGTATAATTTACGCTTAAAACGAAAATAAACGCCATAGTCGGAAGGAGGAAAACGGCGTGCGAGTGTTCAAACAGCTTACGCTTACAGACCGAATCCGTATCGAAAAGTGGTTGAAAGATGGGCTGAGAGTAAAGGAAATCGCAGACAGGCTGCGGGTGGACCCGTCCACGGTGTACCGGGAATTGAAGCGCGGCAGTTATGACAAGCTGGACGGTAAGACGTGGAAGCTGATTCCTACATACAGCCCGGACATTGCAGAGCAAAGGTATCAGGCACATCTTCGGGAAAAGGGGCCAAACCTTAAAATCGGCAAGGATCATGAGCTTGCAAGCTATATCGAACAGACCATTATAGATAAGGACTGCTCACCGGCTGCGGTGTATGGTTATGCCATGGAAGAAGGACGGACATTCAAAACGCATATATCGGTGCCTACCATAT